GGATTTAAAGACAACGCAGCGGCCGAGTTCATGTTAGTATCTAATCATTCTGGATCTTCTGTCAAAATTCATTCAGTTTATGATGATGCATATTGTGCTAAAATTGCAGACAATATGAAATTGCAAGCAAGGTTTAAGACAAGTGGTAGAAGAGTTGGTGGAAAGAAGACAGGTGAATATAATTTCTGGTCTGTTATTTCTCTCATCGTTGATGCGGCTCAAGAAGCCTATGTAGAAGAAGGTCGTGTACTGAATGAAGGAATGTTTGATAAAGTAAAACAATTTGCTTCCAAAACGTGGAATAGAGTTACTTCTTTCTTCAAGAAAAGTGTAAATAATATGATGAAATTTATGGGATTGATACCAGTGATAAAACTAAAATCAAATATAAGGTTTTAATAGATGTTAGAGTTTAATGACTTTATAACCGAACAGAAAAACACACACATGACTCATATTGAGGATAAGGTTCTCTATGGTGGTGTCAGGGGTACTAGACAAGCAATACTCGCCCTACGTGAATTAAGGAAGATGCTTGGTGGAGAAAAAGATGGAAATGTCTCTGTTAAGTGGGATGGCGCTCCTGCTATTTTTGCTGGTATTGATCCGAACGATGGTCAGTTTTTTGTCGCTAAGAAGGGGATCTTCAACAAGAATCCTAAGATCTACAAGTCTGCAACTGACGTTGATGATGATACTTCTGGTGATCTTGCTGATAAGCTCAAAGATGCACTCAGATATTTGCCATCACTGGGAATTAAAGGGGTCATTCAAGGGGATTTCTTATTCTCTAAGTCTGATGTAGGAAAGACTAAAATTAAAGGAGTGTCTTATGTTACGTTTCATCCTAACACTATTGTATACGCAGTGCCCGACGGCACACCAGCAGCGGCAGAAATCAAGAAGGCGAAACTGGGGATTGTCTGGCACACAACATACGTCGGAAAAACATTCGAATCTATGAAGGCATCATACGGTGTAGACGTATCTAAACTAAAGAAGTCAAGCGCAGTATGGTCACAGGACGCAATGTTAAGAGACTTGACAAAGTACACAATGAGTGGTAAAGATACCGCACTCGTAGATGGATACCTATCTGAGATGGGTAAGATGTTCAATAAAATATCTGGTAGTACACTGCGAGAATTAGAGAAAGACCAGACATTGGCCCAGACCATCGAAACATACGGAAACACATTTGTTCGCAAAGGTGAGATTATAAAAGACACCAGAAAACACGTGGACGGACTGGTTAAACATATTAACGACAAATACAAGAAAGAGATCGATAGTAGAAAAACTGAAAAGGGTAAGGCAACTCAGGTAGATAAACGTGATGCAATACTGAAGTTTTTTTCAAATCAAAACAAAAAAAGTCTAAAAATGATGTTCGATCTACAAAAATTAATAGTTTTGGCAAAACTAAAACTGATAAATATACTCAATAGACTATCTAATGTAGATACCTTTGTGAAGACTAAAACTGGTTTTAAGACCACAGGCCCAGAAGGGTACGTCGCAATAGATCGTCTTGGTGGTGATGCGGTAAAGATCGTTGACAGAATGGAATTCTCGTACAACAACTTTTCGCCTGATATACTTAAAGGATGGGATAAGCCAGGAAGGTAAAGGATGTTTAAATTTAAACAGTTTGTGGAAGACGTAGAGACCTTCGAACTCGACGAAGAAGAACAGTCTGAAGCAACAAAAACTCTCTCATTTGCAGCTCGTGCGAAAATGCGTCGTAATGCGATCAAGTATCGTAATCGTCGTAAGGTTGGTGCGATTCGTCAGAAGAAGAAAATTGCAAGTCTAAGTAGACTGAAGACGAGAGCAAGAAGAAGTGCGAGAAGAGCGTTTACCAAAAAGGCAGGCGGTGGTTCCGCACCTACAAGTGTAGGTCAAAAGAATGTGATTAAGAAAAGATTGGCAAGTAAATCATTCCAAACAAGAATTGGCAGAAGTGCGAAACTCGGTGTAAAAACTGCACGTAGACGAGACATGCAACGCAAACAGGGTGGCGCTGGAAAGTCGGGTAGAGGATGATTAGTTCTTTTAAAAATTATCTTGTAGAAGAAGAACGTTCAGTATACTTTGGTTTTGGTAGAATGAATCCACCTACTATTGGTCACGGTAAAGTATTAGACAAACTGGCGTCATTGGCAGGATCTAATCCATATCGCATGTACCTATCTCAGTCTCAAGACGCAAAGAAAAATCCACTAGGGTATAAAGAAAAAGTTAAGATCTCACGTAAGATGTTTCCACGTCATGCGAGATCAATTATAATGAATCCAAAACTACGTAACGCAATGGAGATTGCGTCTACACTTTACAAAGAAGGATTTGTAAATGTGGTTATGGTTGTAGGACAGGACAGACTCCGAGAATTCGACGTTCTGTTGAACAAATACAACGGTAAGAAGGCACGTCACGGATTCTACAATTTCAAAGATATTAAAGTCATTTCCGCTGGTCAACGTGATCCAGATGCAGAAGGTGTCGAAGGTATGTCTGCATCTAAGATGCGTAAGGCTGCATCAGACAACGACTATGCATCATTTGCGTTGGGTTTACCTAAGACATTTGGCGACAAAGATAGTAAGAAATTATTCAATACAATCAGGAATTCTATGGGTCTAAAAGAAACTAAGGTTTTTCACAGTCACATTCAACTAGAACCTATATCAGAAACGAGGGAAGCATATGTATCAGGGGATCTATATGGCGTTAATGATAAAGTTGTTATCAAAGAAACCGAAGAAATCGGAACAGTCAAGTATTGTGCATCAAACTACTTGGTAGTAGAACTACACACTGGTCAACAGGTACGTAAGTGGTTGGACGCAGTAGAATTGGTAGATGAATACAAATACGAATGGGGCAAAGACGACGGTGTGAAGTGGATGAAGGGTATTACGCCCGGGCAGAAAGAAGATTGTTGGGATGGATATAAACAAGTTGGTATGAAGAAAAAGGGTAACAAAAATGTACCCAATTGCGTACCAGAGAAACATTCTACATTTAAATCATTTGAAGAGAGCGAGGCACAAAAACGTGCCAAAGAAAAAATTGATAAAGAAAAAGAAAGAGATGCGAGAAAACATGATCGTATGTTAGATCGTGCAAGAACCACAGACACAAAAAGAAAAAATAGGGGATTAAGTTAATGACATTTAAAGACTTTTATGAGGCAAAATTCACTATGAAGGGTAGTGGTGGGTCACAATATTATTATCAAGATCCTAATGGGGTTGTACAGGCAGTAGGTAGTAAAGATGCCATGAGGAAGATGAATGTCAAACAGGCAAAAGCTGGTAATAAAGGTGGTTCTTTCAGTCAAAACTTTAAAAAATATAAAGTAGGCGACAAGGTCAAAGAAGTCAAGATCAAAGAAGAAGTTGAACTTGATGAGAAGTATGATTTGTATCATAAAGATTTTAGTGGTGCAATGAAACACGCATATGATTACGCAAAAAAGAAATTAGGAATTACTGTAGACCCAAAAGAGATTGACAGTAAAGTTGCAACTGGCCCGAAGAAACCTTCTGAGGGTAAAACAAACAAATACAGATTAAAAGGTAAAGGTGGAAACCTACAAATCCAAGTTTACAACAAAGGTGGTTCAAAACCATTTGAGTTGAATATGTACAAAGAAGAAGTCGAAATTGATGAAGCAATGGGTGCATCTGCACATAGAATGAAAATGCTTGATAAAATGGGATTGACCAAACCTAAATCACGTCAATTAAAGAATAAAGATACAGAGATGCTGGTTACTATACCACACAAAAAAGGTGGTGTTAAAACCATCGATAAGAAAGACTGGCCAAAGTTTAAAAAACAGGGATACATTCAGGCAGAAAGTAACGAAAGTCTTAGTGAGGCGTCTAAAACTATCGACAAAGTAAAACAGATTGTTAGTAAAAAACAGGCGATGAAGATTGACGGTGTGATGGTTGATATGTTCACTGCATCCGCAATCTCACAGATCTATGATAAGGTCAACGATGTAAATAAGAAAAAGATGGATGGTCTCAACGTCACCAAACTTGCAAATCTTGCAATGAAGATGATGAAACGTGAAGCAGTTGAGGTCAATGAACGTAACTATCGTAAGGAATATGATAATTACCACTCAAAACCAGAACAGATTGCAAACAGATCTTCAAGGAACTCTGCACGTAGAATAATGGGTGACAAAGCAGTCAAAGGTAAGGACGTTGGACATAAGGACAACAATCCACTAAACAATGATCCTAAAAACCTACAGATGGAAGATCCTTCAGATAATCGCAGAGAACCGAGAACACGTGATGTGGATGAAGCGTCAAAAGAAGGCACTATTAAAATTGTCAAAACTAAAGATAATAAGTTTCAAGTGCAACGTATGACTAAGGGTAAGTTTGTAAACCAAGGCAAACCTTACAAGTCATTAAAAGATGCAGAGAAGGTTAGAAGCAGTGGACAACAATCTATGCAGTTTTCACATGTCGAAGAGAAAGCAACAGACAAACGTATGCGTGGTTGGCACAAGGATTATGATTTTGATCAGGACAGGGATATCGTAAAAGGATTTGTTTCTCCAAGAGCAAAAAGCATGGCAAAACAACTGGTCAAAGATGCAGTACCTATGGTCAAAGCAACAAAGCAGATCAGAAGTAAATTTCCAGGCATGAAGATAGGTGCCATATCAGATCTACTAAAGAAAGAAGGTCTGCCACAGGCAATAAAAGCAAAAGACTCTGCAAGACGTAAAGAATATAACGCATTTCAGAAAGCACGACGAAAATGAAAAAGTTTGACAGATATCGCGAAGATGTAATTGATGAGATTTGCGAGTCTTGTCTTATTGAAGAGACTCTAGAAGAGTCGGAGTATCAGGGGAAAAAGGTGACTCTGAATAATCCTATTCGAACAAGTGAAAACCCTAATAAGAAATTTAAAGTATATGTCAAAAATGAAAAAGGTGCTGTCGTGGTGGTGCGCTTTGGTGATCCTAACATGGATATTAAACGCGACGATCCTGGCCGAAGGAAAAGTTTTAGAGCGAGACACAACTGTGATAACCCAGGCCCCAAACATAAGGCACGATACTGGTCATGTTACCAGTGGAGAGCTGGTGCGAAGGTGGATAACTGATGGCAGATTCACAATCAAATAGACTCAATAGAATTGAGGAGAAGATCGACAAAATGGCCGAAGCAATCATACAGATGGCGCGGTTCGAGGCAAAGTTAGATAACTACGAGAAATACCGAGATGAGTCTTGGGCAAGGATGAATCGGTTCTCGGAGAAGTTAGATAGAATTGAGAAGAAAGTAGATGATAATGCCCACACAGTGGGATTGATAAATAAATTGTTCTGGGTCGCAATAGTTGCGTTCGCTGGTGCAGTCACAACCCAAATATGGATGTAAGGAAACCAAAATGAAATACGAAGATATCAAGAAAATGGGTGAGGCGTACGCTCAGATTCAAGAAAAACAACGCCAAGAAAATGCAAAACGCGCAGAAGCAATGTTGAAACAAGAGGCAAAGAAACTCGCGGATCAA